CGGTGGTGAATAGCCGCGCAAGAGTGTTTCTGTGATCTGAAGAAAAGGAAAAAGCAATGAAAGCAACTCTTCTCCAGGACTACACTTGCGCGCCAGAAGGTCATACGGTCTTGAAGTTCAAAGCCGGAACAATCCTTGAAAGCCCCATTGCCGAAATGGCAATAGCCGATGGCGCGGCAATCGAAATCCAGTCAATCGCTGATCTCGAAACCAAGATCGAAGCCACGACCAAGAAAGGCCGTTATCGCAAATGAGCCTCCGCCCCGCCGTCTCTCTCTACCAGCAACGCGGTTCCGTTCTTGTCACGGCTCCCGGCTCAGAACCTGTGACGGCAACGGAACTCCGCACGCATCTTCGAACCGACAGCACAGAACTCCCCGACGCGGAGGCCAATGCGCTGATCACGGACGCCCGATCCGAGATCGAGAACATGATCGGCCTTGCATTCATCTCGCAGTCGTGGCGGCTTTCAATCGACCGCTGGCCCGCTGGCGGTGAGGCTTGGTGGGATGGCGTGCGCGAGATGTCGATCACGGAACTCTATCGCAGCAACACGCTACAGTCTGTTGTCCTGCCGCGCTGGCCGCTTGTCTCGATCACCTCGATCACGACCTTTGACGAGGACAGCAACTCGACATCCGTCACGACCGCCAATGTCTTCGACGTTGACACCTATCAGACGCCGGGACGCTTGACACTCAAGCGCGGCCAGACATGGCCGACTGCCTTGCGGGCCAACAACGCAATCCAGATCGTCTATGTGGCGGGCTATGCCAACGCTGCCGCTGTTCCATCGACCATGAAGCGCGCAGTGAAGCAACTCGCGGCATTCCTCTATGCCCATCGCGGTGACGATTGCGATCCGTCGCAAGCCTATGTGGATTCCGGCGCTGAAGCCATCATGGCGCAGTTCAAGGTCATGCGCGTATGAGCTGGCCCAGCAGCCTCGACATTGCGCGCGGCCTTGCTCCTGGCTGTCGGTCGTTCAATAAGTTTGGCCGGAACACAGCCATAGGTTCGACTTTCACGCCTGTGTCGAGGTCTGGCTTTTATCGCACGCCGCAAGCTAATGCTCACGTTCATCTCCGCATTGCGGCTGGTGGCAATGCCAACGACACTGCCAACGGCTCCGGTGCGCGGGAAATTACACTTATCGGCATTGATGAATTCGGCGATTATACGACGCAAGCACTGGCAACAGCGGGCGCATCCGCAAGCGCGGCAACGTCGAAGTCATTCATCCGGCTGTTCGACGCCTATGTTTCCAAGTCTGGAACATATGCAACCCAGACTGCGGGATCGCACGCTGGAAAGATCACCATTGAGAACGCCGCAGGAGGCGTGGACTGGGCTGTTATAGCTGACGGCACACTTGCCCGTGGCAAGACCGAGATGGCCGTCTACACCACTCCCAGAGACCGCAGCGCGGCACTCCGCAATGTCACCATATCAAGCGATGCAGACAAGAAGGCTAACATCGTCCTCTACAAGCGAGAGAACATCCTCGAAGTCGCCGCTCCATATACCTCGATGCTTCTCGTCACCGAGTATCCCCAGAGTTCCGGCCTGTTCGATGTGATCTTTGATCCGCCGCTCTACTTCCCGCCGCTGACTGATTTCGGCTTCCTCGCCAACGTATCGGCCAGCACGGTCGATGTCGCTGTCAACATGGACATTGTGGAGTTCAACTCACGATGAAGTGCTGCGATCTTAATTCCGGCAAGCTGAAGGAACCCGTCACGTTCCAGCGCAAGACGCTCACGAGCGATGGCGCTGGCGGCATGACGCAGACATGGGCAACAGTCAGCAACTCCCCCAGCCGCGCCTATGTGCTGCCGATCAGCGGATCGGAGCGTTACACCTCGGATCGCGTCGAGGCCACCGTGCGGCTGCGGCTTGTGGTGCGCTATACCAGCGGCCTTCTGGAAAGCGACCGCGTGCAAATCAGGAACAAGGTCCACAACATCCGGTTCATCGACAACATCGAGTTCGCCAATAAGTGGTTGCAGATCGACGTTGATGGCGGGGTTGCTGCGTGAGGGATGTCAAGATCGAGATCAATGGCCTGAAGGAGGTGCAGGACGCGATCCGCGCCTATCAGGGCGACATCTCGAAGCAACTTGGCCTGATAGTGAATGCTGCGGCACTTGAGGCTGTCAGTGACGTTCGCCGCGCCATCCAAGGGCCACCTAAGACGGGCCGAGAATACCCGCGTGGCCGGGATAAAGTCCATCGTGCATCCGCTCCAGGCCAAGCCCCTGCGACCGATACAGGCACGCTGGTCAGTTCGATCTACAATGAAGATCGAGGCCGCAACGCAAAGGCTATAGGATCACGATTGCCTTATGCTTTCTACCTCGAGTTCGGCACGTTCAAGATGGATGCCCGCCCATCATGGATTCCCGCCGTCGAGCGTGCAATCCCCAAGATGCTGAAGCGCGTTGAACTTGCAATCGCAAAAGCCAAAGCCCGTGCGGAGAAAACCACAAAATGAAATCCGATGATCTGCAACAGGCGATCTATACACGGCTCAACGATAGCGCCGTCACTAGCCTTCTCAGCACCTACTACAGCCCCCTCGTGGCGATCTTCACGGACGTTCCCCAAGCGGCAGACAGCGAGCTGGAGACGGCCTTCCCGTTCATCACTATCGGGGCCGACACTATCAACCCCTTCGACAGCAAGGACGATCTCGGTGGCTCGGCGGTGGTGCAGATCGATGTCTGGGATCGGGCCGCATCCATGCTCGATCTCAAGACCGTGGTCGATGCCGTCGATGGCCGCTTGCGCCGCCAGTCGCTTTCCATCGCTGGCGTAACGCACATCACGACCGAATTGGATTCTTGCAATTTCTCGCGCGATCCAGACGGAAAGACCAAACGGGCGCTCATACTCTACCGCGTCTTGTGGATTGCATGATCTTCGTGGTAAAATAGGCGAAACGAAAGGGTTGCTTTCATGGCTATCTCTGGCCGCTCAGTCCGCATCAGCCGTGCTGGCTCCAACATTGTAGGCGCACGCGCAGATAGCGTGACCATCAACAATGAGCCGCTCGACATCACGGACAAGGACGATTCCGGCTGGCGCACCATGCTGGCCGATGTCGGATTGCGATCTGTCTCCTGCGAGATCGAGGGCGTGCTGAAAGACACCACGCTGCTGGCCGATAGCATGGGCAACGCCACCACGGCGCTTCTCAAGGAGTGCGTTGTCACGATCTCTGGCATCGGCACGCTGACCGGAGACTTCATGCTCCAGGGGCTTCAGATCGGCGCGGAACAGGCGGATGTGACCACCTTCACCGCCACGCTCGAAAGCGGCGAGAGCATGACCGCCACCATCGGACCATACAACACAGTTCTCCCGGCCATCACTGGCACGCTCTCTGGCACGAACGTCCAGACCACCACGAACGGCACATGGGCTGGCGATGCCACCATCACCTTCGCCCGCCAATGGCAGCGCGGCAACGCTGCCGATGCCAACGATCCGTCTTGGACTGACATCGCATCCGCTACTGGCCTCACCTACACTCTCACCGGATCGGACACCGGAAAATATATCCGGTGCCGCGTAACCGCCACCAACAGCGTCGGCTCCACGGTGGCATTCTCAAACATTCGTGGACCCGTGACCTAAGAAAGGAACTAAAACATGCCCGCAATCGCTGGACGAAAAGTCCGTATCAAGCGCGGCGCAACCGCCGTGGCTGGTGCTCGCGCCGATAGCTTCACCATCAACAACGAGCCGATTGACATCACCGAAAAGGATGATGCTGGTTGGCGCAAGATGCTTGCTGATGTCGGCGTGCGATCCATTGACTGCGAAGTCGAAGGCATCCTTGAGGACACCACCTTCCTGGCGCTTGCTGTTGGCACCGCCTCGGCACTGCTCGAAGCCTACACCATCGAACTGCTCGGGCTTGGATCGTTCACTGGCAACTTCTTCCTTGCCAGCTTCGCCGTCACTGGCGAACAGGCAGACGCCACGACCTTCACGGCGTCGATTCAGTCCTCTGGCACCATCACCTTCACGGCGTCCTAATGGCTGTCTTCCGCGAGCTAACAATCAAGTGGAAAGGGACGGAATATCGCTTCGTCCCTTCCATGAAACTCATGCGCTCCATCGAGATGGGCGACATCTCCTTCACGGACATCGCTGTCCGCACATCGCAGGGCCGACCGCCCGTCAGCCACATTGCCTTCGTGCTTTCAAAGATGTTGACGGCGGCAGGATGCAGGGTCACAGATGAGGATGTCTATGCCGAGTTGATCGGCGGCAGCGCCGACGAGGTGGCTAATCTGATTTCGTTCGTGCTTATGGCCTTCTCGCCAGCGGAGACGGACGGAAAAAATCTCGACGCCCAGACCGTGAGCCAGTCGAAGGCGAGGGCGGAACCGCAGGAAGCCTAGACTGGAATGGAATGTACTTGTGGGCCAGGAAGTGGGGAATCCAGCCTAGTGAGTTCTGGGAGATGACGATCTCGGAATGGTGGCTTGAATATGAAATCAACGTACCATCCGATCCGAAAGAGAAATACGCGGGCAAGCTAACGAGAGCCGAAGTAGAGGAACTGAAGGAATTGCTGCATGGCTCAAGTTAGCGGGATCGAAGTAAAGTTCAGCGCCGACACAAGCAGCCTTGAGCGTGGGATTGGCAAGGCTCAAGGCGCTATTTCTGGATTTGCAAGAGGTGCTGCAGCTTCTCTTGCTGGTGCGCTTTCCGCTGGTGTGTTTATAGCTGCTGGAAAAGCAGCTATCGATTTTGCTGACAACATTGGCAAGATGGCTCAGAAAGTCGGCATGACAACTGAAGAGTTGTCGAAGCTGTCTTATGCTGCAAAATTGTCAGACGTATCCCTTAGCGAATTGCAAGTAGGCGTTCAGCAGCTTGCAAAAAACATGGAAGCTGGCTCTGAAGGATTGTTTGCGCTTGGTATCAGCGCAACAGATGCAAGTGGAAATCTTCGTTCTACAAATGAAGTCTTTGCAGAGATAGCAGAAGCATTCGCAGGAATGGAAGATGGCGCTGGCAAGACTGCCATTGCCATGAATATTTTTGGCCGTTCTGGTACGCAACTAATACCAATGTTGAATGCAGGGCGAACCGGCCTTGCTCAAATGGGAGATGAGGCGCAGCGTTTTGGAGTTGTTGTAACAAGCACTGCGGCTAAAGGTGCAGAAGATTTCAACGACAATCTGACAAGATTAAAAACAATATCAGAAGGCTTGGCGCAAAGCCTAGTGAATGATCTTGTGCCTCATCTAAATGATGTTCTTGAAACTCTTCTTGAATACGTTTCAAACGGAGACGGGATTGCTGGAGCGGTTTCTGGAATAAAAACAGAATTTCAAGACCTTGCACGCGTTGTCAATATGTCTTCTAGTGGCATTGAAACATTGCGTGATTGGTATACGGCGATTGATAACTTCACAAAAGCGTATGGACCGTTTTCTAGTGCAGCGCAAAATGGATTTTTCGGTTTATTTCCGGAGAATGTTAATCCAGACCCAACCGGATCACTTGCCAGTATTGATGCTTTTAATCCACAAACAGTTAACCGCGAAGAAAAAGTAACCCTTCCTAAACCTAAAGCTACATCGCTTTCTGATTCCGGTGAAGACAAGAAAGACAAAGACAAGAAAGACGAAGACATCGTTCCCGGCGTTGCTCCCTCGCAAGAGGTTGATGCGTTTTATCTGGCGCGTCTTGAATCAATTCGGGAAGGCTTCATGTCAGAGCGAGAAATCCTTCAAGCAGAATATGAAGCCGACAGGCTATTGCTTGAAGGCCATCTGACTGGCAAGGACGAGTTAGATGCCGAGTACAAAGAACTCATGCGCCAGCGCGCAGAGCAGCACGCGCGTGATCTTAACGAGATCGAGCGGATGCGAGTTCAGAATGATTTGCAAAATGTAGAGACGGGCCTTGGAAGTATGGCTGCTGCCTTCCAAAGTGGCGGAAAGAAAATGTTGAAGCTTGCGAAAGCATCAGCAGCCGCACAAGCAATCGTTGCTACTCTTGTGGCTGCTACTCAGGCAATGCAAGTCGGCCTTACTCCTGCTGAAAAGTTCGCCGCTTACGCCGCCGTCTTTGCCAAGGGCATGTCAGCCGTGGCGGCTATCAAGGGCGTCTCCGAAGGCGGTGGAGGCGGCGGAGGCGGCGGTGGCGGCGGAGGTGGTGGTCGAGGCGGCGGTGGTGCATCCGCAGCGCCCGCAGCAGCAGCACCCACGACTACGTTCCAATTCACAATGATGAATGATCCGATGGGCTTTGGCGAGAAGTTCGCACGGCAGTTCATCGACCAACTCAACAGCACGCAGCGCAACGGCGGAACAATTCGCGGAGTGATAGCCTGATGGCCGACATTAAGATCAGCGCACTATCGGCACTCACCGGAGCCAACACGGCAACGGATGATGTCTATGTGGTCGTGGATACGAGCGTACCCGAGACGAAAAAGCAGACCCGCGCGGAACTCTTCCAGAACGTTCCGGCATCGTCCTTCGCAGGAGCCAACGTCTTCAATGACGCGGGCGCGGATGTAGATCAGCGCATCGAAGGCGACACGGATGCAAACCTTGTCTTCGTGGACGCATCCACGGATCGCGTTGGCATCGGCACGGCAACGCCTACTGCGAAGCTGCAAGTGAATGGGTCGTTCGCTCTGACCGCCCCGGTGACTGTCACGACCGATTACACGGTGGCGGCGACTGCTAACTTCATCATATCAAATCGTGCTGCTGCTTCTAATACGATCACACTTCCGGCTGCGTCAACCAATACAGGGCGTATCTTGAAATTCATGACGCGCACCGCACAGTTCGTTGTGTCGGCTTCAACGAATGTAGTTCAAAGGACTGGCGGCAGCGCAGGATCGGCTACAAGTGCAATTCTACCCAATACCATTGGCGCATGGGCTGAGTTGGTTTCAGACGGCACCAACTGGATTATCGTGACGAGTTCAGCATAATGACCATCAGCACCGCCAGCTACACAGTCGGAACGAACGAGCCGCTTAACCACGCGCGTATTCTCTATGCGCCGCTCACTGGCACGATCACTGGCGGCGGGACGAATCCATCTTATGCGGCAAACGACTACACCTCTCAGCGTTGGGAGCTTGCACCAGGATCGAACACTTGGACCTTGCAAACCGCATCGGATGCCACGATTGATTGCGTATTCATCGCAGCGCACAACCTGTCTGGCAAGGTGGTGACGATCTCGACTGCATCGACGGCTGGTGGCGCGCACACAACGCGCGCAACCGTCAGCCCGACAGACAACACGACCATCTGTGCTCTCTTCAATAACGCTGGCATCGTATACACCATCCGCGAGGTGCGGCTCGTTATCAATGACGGCACAGACATCGCCATCGGAGTGGTTCGCGCGGGCGTGGCTCTGCAAATGCCAATCCCGCTCTACGGCGGGCATAAGCCACTTAATCTCAACCGCGTGACCGAGGCACAGCAGCAGTTCTCCGAGACAGGTCAATGGCTCGGGCGCATCATCAAGCGCCGCGCCGTTACGTCTTCCTATGATTGGGAGTATCTCACAACGTCTTGGTACGATACCTACTTCGAGCCGTTCGCCAAGACGATCCCGCTTAATCCGTTCTTCATCGCTGGTAATCCGTCCAAGATCACGACCGATGTCGGCTTCGTCTGGACTGATCGAGATGTGGAACCCGTCAACATGGGCATCAACGCTTATCGCTCTGTCAGCCTCAGCGTCACGGGATACTACTGATGACATTTGCTGCGCGCCCCGTTGAGATTGTGGAGATCATCCAGCCGCTGTGTTCGCGCACATTCGGCGTGTCTCCTTGCAATGCGACTGGCGATGCGTGCTGGAACACTGACAAGACTTGCAAGTTCCTGTCGGCCCTCGACCTGAGCAAGTCGCTCACACTGCGGTTCGTCAACGATGACGTATACGATTGGCAAGACAACAACATCAACCTTCTGACAGAGAACGGCAACACGCTCGTCACCGAGGCGAATGATCCGTTCCTTATTGATTATTACTATCAGCCCGCGTTGGCGATCCCGGCTCTGCAAAGCTACCAGACAGCGCCAACGGTGTTGAACGTGGCGTCTGGATCGCGCAACAAAAGCCCGCTGGGCTATCGCGCCGTGAGCAATGTCCGCATCAAGGACTTCCCATGGAATGACCTAGGCACCGACCCTTATGTCTCCACGCGATCCTATGACCCCGACCAGATCGGCAGCTTCTGGACCAAGTGGCTTGCGCGCAATCCGTATCACATTGGATACACGCTCAACATCTACGAGGGACTAATAGGTGAGCCTCTTTCGCTCATGACGCGGCGCGAATATGTAATCGAGAAGATCGATTCCGGTCGCAACGGCGTGGCGATCACGGCCAAGGACATTCTGCGAAAGATCACTGACACCAACCTGACCGCGCCCTATCTGAGCACTGGCGAACTCGCTGCGAACATCACGAACGTGGCGACAACCCTGACAGTCGCTGGCGCAGTTTTGAACGATTACCCTGCGGCTGGTTATGTCAAGATCAACAACGAAGTGATCCAGTATACGCAGCGTTATGAAACCACTGGCGGAAATATTCTGTTCGATGGCCTGACGCGCGGCTTGGCCGGAACAACCGCAGCGGCTCAAAGCCAGAACGACCGCGTGCAGCGTGTAATCTATTACAATGCCAGACCATTCCACGAGATACTCTATGACCTTCTCGTGGTCTGGGGCGGCATCCCGGAGCGGTACATCAATCTAGCCGAATGGGCGTCAGAGAAAACCACATATCGCCCTGACTACAACTTCACGGCTTGGATCACCGATCCCAACAAGATCGATGAACTATTGGGCGAGGTCTGTCTCCAGGCGGTGTCAAATCTCTGGTGGGATGAACGCGTTCAGAAGATCATCATGCAGCCCGTCAGGCCGCAGCCATCACCGACGATCCTGACAGAAGACGATGCCATCGTCGCTGGCAGCTTCACGCTGGAAGAAAAACCGGAAGAGCGCGCATCGCAGACGTACGTTTATTACTTGCAGCGCACGCCGATTCCAAGTGTGACAGAGAAGACCAACTATTCGCGTGTAGCCGTGTTCATCGACGTACTGAAGCAAGTGCAGTATGGAGGAGAGCCGCAGACGAGAGAATTGTTCTGTCGTTTCATTAGCACGCAAGCCATCGCTAACGCTCTGGCGCAGACCTATCTTGAGCGGTTTTCCGATGTGCGAAAAGAAGTCACGTTCGATTTATCTGCAAAAGACGCGGCCAACATTTGGACCGGATCGGTGGTGCAGATACAGCACTATCTCGATGTCGATTTCACGGGTGCGCCTCGCTCTGGCGAATGGCTAATTACCTCGGCAGAAGTAGCACGTAATGGCCTTACTTATCGCTTCACAGCGGAAGACAACGAGAAGGGCGGCGTCCTTTGGAACTGGCTCACCGACGCTGGCCTCGATGCCAATGGCGTGGCCCAGCCGTGGCGCTGGCTCGATGATAGTGGTAATGACAGCGGTGGCAATCCTCAACCGTACAGGTGGCTCTGATGACAACGTGGACTACAATTTCCAACGCAGCGGTTGCGGTGGGTGCTATCCCATCAAGTTCTATTGTTACCGCGTTGCGAGACAACCCATCGGCAGTAGCCGAGAGTTCTTCTGGCGCTCCGGTGATGGTGTCAGGCTGGCATCCTGTCGATAAAGTCAGCACTGGTGATGGTAAAACGGGACTGATTTACGATCACGCAGTGAACGGAACTCAAGCAAGCGTGGTGACGCCTGATTTTGTAGACGGCTACGAATACCGCGTTGTGGCGTTAGGCTTGAGGCATAACGCAGCCCTGATCGGCACTGATCGTAAGCTTCAGATGGAAGCATTCAAGCAAACAGATGCTGCGTATCGTCTAATTAGACAGTCAGATCAGGGAGTTAATGACCAAGACTTTGGCTTTCATGCAGAATTCTATTTTCCAAGACTTGAGAGCACTGCTCATTTTGTTATGACAATGACCTATCGGAATGGATCATTTAGCAGTAACGTTGATGCGAATTCAGCCATGTTCGATGAGCCAGCACAGAAAATATTGCGTGCTCGCATCTCGTTCACTGGCGACAGCATAGCCGCCGGAAAAGTCTGGATGTTCCGCCGCCGCGAATATGCGTCAAGCCCGTAAAGGAATAAAGCAATGGCAACGCCGATCACAAAGAGCATCAACTTCAAGCGCGGCGATACGTTGTCCTTAACGTGTCAGCGCCTTACGGCTGCACTCGCGGCGTTCAACCTTACTGGCTACACGATAGCGGCAACCGTAAGGAATGGCGGTTTCTCCCAGTCGCTGAGTGTCTCAATGCCAAGTCCAACAACCGGGCAATTCACGCTCTCGCAAACAGCGACGAATACTGCTCTATGGCCTGTCTCTGACAGTGACGATTCCGTGATGTATTGTGATATACAATTTACTAGCGGAAGTGTGGAGAGCACTGAGACATTCAAGATCGTGGTGCAAGAGGACATCACGACATGACCGTTAGCCTTGTTGTCAACAATCCAGCGCAGACAATCAGCATCGATATGTTGCAGGAGCAGCCAACGCAAACGCAATCGTTGATCATAACGACTGGCTCTGTAGTTGTGGCAAGGCAACCTGTGTCTGCCGTCGAAATGCCATTGCTCGGGGAGAGCGGGCTTAACATTGATTTCTTGATTAACGAGTACGCATGGAAGGGATGATGATGGACAACGAAACCTTCCGAATTTTGAACTCGATCATGCAGTGGATCATCATGCCAGTGGCAGCGTTCGTCTGGGTGATCTATCGACAGCAGCAAGTCCACGAGACAGCCATCGCTGTGCTACAAGCCGAGACAGCAACTGCTCGACTGGCGCATGACCGTGAGATCAAAGAAATCCGCGAGACGAGCCGCGCCATCATGGCGAAGTTAGACAGCATCGAACAGGCACTCCGCAAATGAAGCTGAGCACATCGTCCATTGCGAAGCTGCGAGGCGTGCATCCTGACTTGGTGCGTGTGGTCAATCGATGTGCTGCCGAATGGAGTGACAAGACGCTCGCTTTTATCATCACTTGTGGCCCGCGCACTTTAGCAGAACAAAAAGTGCTGAAAGCAAGCGGCGCATCCAGCACTATGCGTTCTCGCCATCTTATCGCTAAGAACGGCTTCTCTCATGCAGTAGATGTTGGAGCTATCATCAACGGAAAATACCGTGGCGATTGGCCTCTTTACCACAAAATCGCCGCTGCTATGAAAGCAGCGGCTAAAGCAGAAGGCGTTCTGATCGAATGGGGCGGCGACTGGACGAGTTTCAAAGATGGCCCGCATTATCAACTGCCGTGGAAGCAATATCCTGGCACAGCAAAAAGGAAATAACATGTCGAAAGAAATGGTCTGGGGCGTGGTGCGCGCTGTTCTCGCGGCTGGCGGCGGCTATGTTGTAGGAACGGGCGTTGTTGATAACGCCACGATGAACGACATCATTGGCGCGCTCGGCGTGATCTTCGCTGCTGGCTGGTCCATTTGGGCGAAGAAGTGAACTGGATCGAGGTGGCGCTGATTGCTGCTGTACTCACTGGCTTGATCGCTGGTGGTATTCTTGCTGCACAGCGTCCCTCATTCTGGTTTGGTCTTGGCGCGGTAATGTTGCGTGCCGCGCTGCCATTCATCGCCAAAAGAATGTCTCCCATAAAAGAGCAAGAATGGCGAGACTGCATTCGTCGTGGAGGCGAATGGGATCACATCAGGAAACGATGCAAGAGGTGAACCGTGCCGCGCCGCAAGATCACCATCGAATGGAAGACCTGCGAGCGCGCCTGGGGCTGGGCTTATATCGGCGAAAACCACATCCAGCTAGACCCACGGCTGCTTCAAAAGCCGAAGTTGCTCTTGGAGATCGCCGCGCATGAAGTGGCGCATCTTGTTTTCCCAGAGGCTGAAGAAAAGCAGATCGACATCCTGGGCAAGCAAGTCGCAGATGTGATCTGGCGATTAAATTTCCGCCGCGCGCAGGAGTAGAAGATGCCGAAGAAGTATTCTGACGAAGAGTTCATCGGCGCGTGGAAGCGTCTAGGATCGCCGTCTGCTGTTGCCAAGGAATTGAACCTTAACATTCGTAGCGTCAACGCAAGGCGGGATAGCCTTGAGCGCAAATACGATATTATTCTAGAGACTGTTTCGCAACCAGCCCAACGGGTGAAGAAAGAAATTCCCAAGCAAGGTTTCCGCGCCATAAAAGAAAAGGTTGTCGGCCCTGTCATCATCGGCAGCGATGGACATTTCTGGCCGGGAGAACGAAGCACTGCATTCGGGGCGATGATCGAGATCATCAAAGACTTGCAGCCATCGATGGTCATCATGAACGGCGACAGCTTTGACGGCGCCCGTATCAGCCGTCATGCACCCAGCACTTGGATACAGACGCCTAGCGTTGCTGAGGAATTGGATGCAGTGAAAGAGCGGCACGCTGAGATCGAGGCGCACGCCCCTCCTGATTGCAATCTAATATGGACTGACGGCAACCACGACAATCGCTTCATGGCACGGCTGGCACAAGCCGCACCGGAGTACGTGCAAGTTCAAGGCTTCAGCATAGTTGACCACTTCCCGGCTTGGCAGTTCTGCACGAGTCTGTGGCTGAACGATCACACAGTTGTGAAGCACCGATTCAATCAAGGCGTCCACGGGGCTTACAACAACACATTGAAGAGCGGCAAATCAACCGTGACTGGCCACACGCACAGGCTCCAGGCGATCATGTTTTCGGACTACAATGGCCTTCGCTGGGGAGTCGAGTGCGGGACGCTTTCTGAATACGGGCCTGAGAATGACAAGTTCGCCTATGCGGAGGACAACCCTGTGAACTGGTCACAGGGCTTTGTTGTGTTGCATTTCGCTCCTAGCGGCATATTGCTGGAGCCAGAGTTCTGCCGCGTCATCAACGGTCGCGCTTGGTTTCGAGGCCAGCCTGTGGTGTGAGCCACCGCTCGATGAGCGTGGCATAGCCCGCAATGTCACGCCAATGATCGATCTCGTGCGGATTTCCCGACATGATTCGCCCGACCTTGCTGGCGATCATCTCCAGCGTCTCGCGTTCAGTATCATCCAGTGTCTTCCAGTTCTTTCCCCGGCGCATGACATCCTTCAGTTCCTGGGCGGTTCCAGCCACGCGATGAAAGTCGCCGTGCGTCTTCTCGCGTTCATCAAGAATGTCGGTCATTGCTGTTCTCCTTTAACGCGCGGATGGCGGCGGCGATATCGTCCGCGCCGTCAGACTTGCCTTCCATGTGACTGTCGCATTTGAGGCCATTGCGCCACACTGTCGCCCACTCGTCGCACTTGGCTTCCGCTAGCTTCGCCGCTTCCTCCAACGCCACGGCGATGGCGGCGCGGGCCATACCAAGCTCCCATTGCGACGGCTCATCAGTCTTCCACATAGCCCTCGCAGCCGCTTCCACCAGTTCATCGCGCGGGTCAGTCATTGCTGTTCTGCCTCGGCAGGGGAAGGATTATGTATGGCACTTCTACCACTTCAATGGGCGAAGTGCGTGACCACGAAAAATGCCGGTCCATAATTTCTCGGCGCATCCCCGGCCACGCCTTCAGCATAGCGATACAGGCGGCGCGGACGGGGTCTTCTCCATCTCCACGGGCATTCATCGACGCCACCCTAGCTGCCCTCAGCGCCTCTGGCGGAATGGTGATGTCAGTCATACGCTCTCTCCCGCCGCATCCTCGTACAATTGCGTGATCTCTCGCTGCGCCTCATCAAGCGCCGCCCGCAGCTTCTCGTTCTCGGCCTCAAGCGCGGCGCGGAGGGCTGTAATCTCGGCGTGTGCTACACTGCACAGCCGTTCTGCCGTGCCGTCTCTATTGACGCGGCGAATCAGCAGAGAGTTGAACTCGGCTTCAGTCATGCGCTCACTCATCTCTCGTCTCCTGTGTGATGGCTGCGCGGGCGATGTCGCGCATTACGCCAAGTTTCGAGCGCAACGTCTCCCTGGCGTCCTCATCGTACACCTCGATCCTGTCTATTCTTTCTAGCGCCCCCTCCAACTCATCCACTCGGGCGGTGAGACGTTCGATCTCGGCAGCCATCTCAGGGGCGCGGGCTATCAGCGCGGCGTTAGCCTCGCGTTCCGGCCTATCGTCGTAATCAACAGGCACGCACGCGACAGGAACATATTCGCCCTCACGGCCAGCCGCCTCAATTACGAGGCCGTCAAAATCGTCTTCGTGCGTTACTGTCCACGGGCCGGGTGTGTGCTTGCTCATCTCTCGTCTCCTGTGTGATGGCGGCAATAGGCGTTTCCGTCTTCATCCCACTTTTTTATTGTTTCTGCGGTAAGCAGATCGCCACACAGTTCGCAGCGGACGTTCTTCCCGTCGCCGTTCATCGAGCACTGGCGCAGCATTTTTTCGCGTGCGCTGCGCTCATCGCAGCCGCTCCGACTGAACAGTCTCATAATGCCGCTCATCCTTCCCTCTTCTCCTGTGTGATGGCGGCGCGGGCGTTCCAGAACGGACAATCGACCTCGCTGCGGCTACAGGCTGCACCGTTTGGTCGGTCGCATGTACACGCCAACGGCTCCAACGCCGCCCGCAGCCTCTCGTTCTCGGCGGTCAGCAGTTTGCACTTTTCACCTGCCGACCAAACGACAGCTTGTAGTAGGGATACAGTGACTTTGTGCCGCTCCAAAAGCTTGTTATACTTCTGGCCCCACTTGTTGCGTGTTTTGTTCAGCTTCTCGACCTCGGCGCGGAGGGCGGCGCACTGTTCACAGTCACTCATCGCTTCTCCTCCGTTGCGTTCCAGTAGCGGACGAAGAAATGATTTTCTTCGGTAAGCTGCCGGGGGTAACCATTTTCGACAAGCCATTCCCTAACGCGGTGCAGATGCTCGCGCGGGATGCGCTTGGGGAATCCGTACTGCCAGCCTGACGGCGGGTCGATCATCAGGTAATCGGGGTCTAGGTCACTCATCACTTCTCCTCCTGTACAACCATTTCACCGTTCTCGTCATAATCCACAGCACCACGGCTTCGATCAGATCCGCCCAGCGCACCATCAATGTATCCTCTCACCATCGGTGATCCCCACCGCCTCACACGCTGCAAGACGGTGCGGAGCCTCTCGATCTCATTTGCCGCCTCGCGCAGTGTCACCGTGATCGACTGCGGCGCATGTTGATCTTCAAACTGATGGGCGTATAGCCTCAACCGATCCGGCATCATTAACGCCTCCTCTTTTTCTTGCCGTACAAAACACTGATCCCGACCTGATGGCATCGCCTCGCCAATGCCTGATTGCCTCTCGCACCTCGATAACACATCGCCAAGTGCTTCATGCCATAGTGCGTCTGCGTAGCGCACGATGCACGCCGGATGTCACCACGGTAGCCCATAGCCCGTGCTGTGCCGCGTAGCACCTGCAACGGTCCAGATGCACTGCTTTTCCTGTTATGGTTATGGCATCGAACACCGCTCTCGATCTTCGCCATCCTCAAAGCAAAGGCCACCGGAACGCCTTGCCGCCTTGCTTCCGCCGTCACCATGCCTGTTGCGTCTCCTGCCATTGCGCCAGTTGGCAAGGCCAGAAATACCGCAATGGAAAGCCATTTCTTCATCGTCTTGTGCCTTCTTAATATGTTGGATATCATGCACTGCATTAGACCTAGGGCGATGCTCGCCGCCGCTAGGTCCGGGGCGGTGGATGCCCTCCTTCATCTGCCGCCCCATCCAGTTTCAGTACCCGCAACAGCTTGTCGCTGGCATCCATCGCACCATAGCCAACGATAACGGTGTGTCCAATCTCTTCAAGGTATTGGATCATCGCGTCTTGATCCGGCGATGTGCGGCCACCTTTCTGGCGCTTCATCTCGATCCATATTCCCCACGCTGGAATGTATAGATCAGGAACTCCTGGCGTCACGCCCTCCCGCCGCAGCCGCTTGGCAGTCACGATGCTTCGCTTGCCGCCATTCGGTATTGCAAAAACCAATACACGCGGCCACTTGGCGCGAAACCATTGAACAAATCCGGCTTGCTCGTCATGTTCAGAAGGGAGGGAAGGGGTCACGCGCATCACAACCTTTCTCCAATATGTCGCTAGGAACAACATCACGCCAATGAGTGCAATATCGACCATCGTAGAGGCTCATGCAGTTAGAACAGCGGCTCCATGAGTTCTGCTCGCTCGGCGTCTGTGAGCCGCTGGGGCTGGCTGTAGTCGAGTTGTACGATGTCGTGGAACTTGTCATTCGGCTTCACCTTGATCCTTCTCGGCCTTGTCCAGTGGTCGCATTCAAGAATGGCCTCTTCTGTGGTGTTGGCACTGGCCCCTAGTGCGGCCTTGCGCTTGATGTAACGCTCAGCAGCATAGCCTCCGTGATCGGGACAAAGCCACTCCGAAACCTTGATGAGGCCACAATAGTAAGTGACGCGGATACTGTCTGGCTTGCCTTCCTTGCGCCAGCGGGAATATCCCACATCGTCAACGTCAACCCATTCGGCCTGTACCTGTGTCGAGATCATGGCTCCACTATAAGCCTTGTTCCCGTGATTGAGAACAGGCGGCGGGAAAGCGTAACCGCAAACAACACAATTCCGCATTGCCGCGTGCTGTATCGTCTGGCAGCTAGGGCATTCCTTGCACGGCGCTTCGCCGTCATCGGTCTTGCTCTTGATCTTCGGCTTTACCTTATCGATGAACCCGTGGCGCATCACGTTGTCGCCGTAGTCCAACACAAGGCAATCGGTCTTGCCCGGCGCAATCCGAGTTCCTCGCCCGACGATCTGGACGTAAAGCCCTGCGCTCTCGGTCGCCCGCACCAAGGCCACAAGATCGACATGCGGAACATTGAAGCCCGTGGTCAGGACGTTGACGTTGATCAGGCACTTGTAGTCGCCCCGGCGGAACCGTTCAATCTTCTCGCCCCGCTCTGTCATGCCATCGGCTCCGGTCACAACATGCGCCTCGATGCCGTGCGTTTGGAACTCATCGCGGATCATATTCGCGTGGATGACACCGCAAGCGAAGATCAGCCATGCCCTGCGCTCCGCACCATACTTGACAATCTCGGCCACCGTCTCGCGCACCAATTCGGGATCAGATGCCGCCTTGGCAAGCTCGCTCTCGATGAACTCTCCACCGCGATGTCCTACCTCGGAGAGATCAATCTTGCGCGCTCCTGCCTTGCTTACCACCGGAGCCAGGAACCCCTGTTCCATGAGATCGGCAACCGGAATATCGTAGGCGATCCCGTCGAAGATCGCGCCTTCGCCCTTGTGCAGCCATCCGCTATCGAGCCTGTAGGGAGTTGCCGTGAGGCCGACGATCTTGATTGCTGGGTTGCATAGCTTCAGATCGGACAGGAACTTGTTGTAACGCGTGCTGTCGGATCGCGGGATCAGGTGGCACTCGTCCACGATCACCAAGTCAGGCGGCGGCATCATCTCGAACGCTCGCTTGTGGATCGACTGGATGCCCGCAAAGGTGACGGCGCGATGCAACACTTTCTTCTTGAGGCTGGCAGAATAGAACCCGACATCGGCCTCTGGATACAGGTTTAATAGTTCCTTTGCGTTCTGCTCCAGCAACTCCTTGACATGCGTCAGCATCAAGACTCGCGTGCCTGGAAAGCTCATTGCATCCTTGACCAAGTGCGCAATGATGAGGCTCTTGCCTGATCCGGTCGGCGCAACAATCAAGGGGTTGTCGCCCTTCTTGTCAGACCAATAATTGTAAAGACCATCAATGGCGGCGCGCTGATAGGGGCGAAGGTCAAACATTAGTTGTACCACGGCGGGATTGGTTTTGATTTTGACTTTTGTTCACGCTCCCATGATTGCATTGTTCTTAAAAGCGTCCTTGTTTCGGAATCTAAACTACTGATAATAATTTCAATAGTATTTTTAATGCCTTTGCAATCTCTTCCAACAATTACTGCGGCCATTGAAATTGTGTCAAAAAATAATTTTTTTGCCTCTGGTATTTGCCACAATTCCCTAGGATCGTTATCCCACAATCCAGTAAAAAGCATAATTATTTTTTTATCTTCAACCGCATCTAATAAAATGTTGGCGTTTGTTTCAATGTCTTCTGACAAGCACAACGCTAATAAATCATAACTTTTAGACATTCCCCATCCTCCCCTTGTGGTTCCGCACCACTTCGCCTTCCTCAGTCACATACTCAACCCAATCCTCGCCCGTGTCATGCACGGGGAGCTTCACGAGGTCGGGAATATAGATGTGGTCGCCGCAGCCTGTGTATTGCTCGATCTCATCGAGTGCCTTCTTATGCCTCGCGCAGGACCAGTTGCCTGACTTCTCAGGCGTCGAGAAGGCGCATGTGCGGCAATTCAATTCTGGCATCTGGTCACCGTGGCAAACTGAATGATAGGCGCAGAACTTGCACTCGAACCAAGCCGGATCGGAACTGATGCCAGACGGCGGCTTATCAGAAAAGATGATGCCACCGGCCTTGTCGAGCAGCGTCTGGCAATATGCCTTGTCATGCCGAACGCGCTCCGCATAGATTTCATCTGTGTTCTTGTTCACCGAGATGAATAAACAACGCTCCAGGCGGCTCAACTGCATTCCGATCTGGCATTGCGCCCAATAGATCGGCTTCGCCTTCTCAAGGCCAAGGTTGCTCAATGCCTTGAAATACTTCTCGCTCATCGTCTTGACTTCGAGAGTGTGCGGCTTGGTGCTTTCTGGCAAGCCCTCAATCACGCCGTCAAGGCTCAAGGCAAAATGCCCACCGTGCGCCGTGAACCGAGGCTGCATTCCCGTATCAGGATCACGCTCCCAGACGGTGCAGCCAGCAGCACGCAAGTTCTGGATCACCCGCGCCTCTTCCCGGTCTCCCGTCTCGAATAGCCGCAGGATGCGCCCCTCGTGCGTCTCATGCCAAGCCCAGCGGAACTGATACCACAATGCCCGCCCGCATTCGTTGCCAATCTGAGAGCCACCTAGATGCGGCCTGTGAGCAGTGCGCCGCTTGTCTTCATAGGCTTGATAGATCGCCTTTATGATCGGCGCTCGCATGTCTAGCTTCACAGGCCACACATCCCTTCACATTCATTCATGAACATATCAATCTGTCCTTTTTCTTCCGCAGTTCGGAAGTCTATCTGATCCAGCGGCTTCAAGCTGCGATGCATAAATTGCTGCCCGCGAAATCCTGGCTGATTGCGGATCGCACGGTCGACCTCAACAGCGTCGGCAAACTCTTCAGATGTTAATGCTCGCCACTGGGCATCGCTATGAAATGGGCAACCGATGCAGGAGCTTTTAGGTGGCTTTGGGTACTGCCGATCTTCCATCCAGCGCAAGCAAGCCTGACGGGTGATGCCACTATCAATAAGCGGGAACTTGTTGACAATATACTGAACCCGAGATGGCTTCATACGCCACACCTCATCCATGCTGATTCCAATCAGCATTTCGCACCCCCCCCGGTTGCGTTTTCCATTCATGAGTTCAACAACCTTGCGCTGAAGTGGGCGCAACTTGTATTCCGCCGTACACTGGCGGCGACCCATTCCTTGCTTGCCTTTGGGCGACAAAGTGAACCAAGGGACGGCAGCGAATCGCTGCCGTGTGCTATTTAAACCGCTCATTTGATCGGCCCTAATATCACCTGCCGAAACTCGAAATACAGGGAATGGCAATTGAGTTTCGAGCCAGTTCAACCATTCATAAACTGCTTTCGGCTCCCAGCCCGTATCAGAAAATATGGCACAATCAACAGGCGGCAATTCTTCGCGCGCGATCATGAGCGCAAGGGTAGATGACTGTACGCCAGCACCGAGAGATAAAACCCTTAGCTTCATCTATTCCTCCTCAAGAATTTTTACGATGAACTGCCTGTTATAGCCTGTCTCTTTTCGGATACGAGCGTAATCCCAGCCTTCGGCCTTCATCCTGCGCACTTCTTCGATCTTGATGTTCGCCTTGTTCTTGGCTGCGCCGCGCACGGCTTGCAGCGCGGCTACTCGTCTTGTCCGCTTCATGCGATTGCAGTAATCCGTGAGCGTCGAATCCGGCACTTGGAATATGTCAGCTATCATCGTCCACGACATCTTGTCGGCGCGCATTTCGAGGATGAGGTCATAGGATTCATCACTCCACTTCACGGCCTGTTCTTGCTTGACCACAGCGCCGTATGGATTGTTTCCTCTGTGCGATGGCATCCAATCAATCTCGACAAACTGGTGGTGCAGCTTGCCCTCCTGATCGAAAAACCACCAGTTGCCGTCGAGTTCCTTCTTGATGAGTGCTTCGGTCCACATTGTCACTCTGCCGTCTTTGTCGCCAAGTCTTCGATCATCGTTTCCAGATATGTGAAGTCAGGCTCTTTGGGAAAATCACTCCACGGCTTTGCTCCGAAGCTCTCAGCAACAAAACGTGCAGCCTTGTAACCGTTCAAGAATGCAGCGATCTCTCTAAACTCGTTCAGTTCCTTGCGGGCATCATTCTCACACGCCCATGTGATCTGGACTGGTTCACTCGGCATTTTCCACCTCGTTGCTTCTCGCATGATTAATTTCAAACGTGATAGTTGGCTTGATAGCCGGGTGCGTCATGATCCCGACGCGATGGCCCGTAATATCAACGCGCTTTGTCTTCCATCCCTTGCCATGCTTTACTGTGTAACAGACCTTAACGTCCGCCTGAGGATGACACTTCGCCATCATGGCAGTGATTTCCGCGAGTTGCTCAATTTTCATGATTGCTCCTTATCTTCGTTCTAGATATTCTATGTAATCCAACAATTGCCAACCACTAATCTGATAGCGTTTGGCCGTTGTTTCATTTCCGTTGCTGTTCTTTTTTACAACCTCTCCCAATAGCATTGCACCAATTTCATTTTGCTCGATCTTTTGGCGCAATGTGGACTCACTTATATTAAGCACTTGCGCTGCTTCGTTGATTTTATAAACCGGATTAAGGACAACAATTTTGTGAGTTATTGCTTTACGAGGTTCATCTCTTTGCTGCGGCAAATCTTTAATAACGGTTTGAAGTCTTTTATTGTAAATTGGTTTTTCCTGAGCAACAGCGCGGCGTTCTTCCTCTAATGCTTTTTCACGGGTATCAAACCAAACAACATCTACTCTAGCTATATCATCAAACCATGCAGATAACGTGCTGTGTTGTGACAACCGGGCAACTGCGCTTAATGAAATACCTACATAAAGAAGATTGTTTTTCGCATCAAAGTGACGATAAAGAGCAGTTTTTACAGTCATTGTTGTGCTTGTGTCCATTTTGAAATTAAAGGGGCGACCGAAGTCGCCCCCGGTTAATGTTAAGTTAACGATCATCTTTCCAGTTATTAACAGCAACAGTTGCATATGTTCTGGCCTCAAGCCATTTCTCTATGTCTGATCGCTTCCAAGCCACCGCGCGCAGCCCTATCTTTACTGACTTCGGAAAGCGCCCTGCTTTTACTTCTTCGTGAAGCCATGTTGATTTCATGGCAATGGCTTGAAGGACTTCACACTTCCGCATAAGGCTGTCCATCACATCACCGCTTCCAGGGCGGCACATTCGATGGCGCGGGAGCCGCTACCGCTGTCGTAGCCACCGGAGCCGCAGCACCACCGCAAGGCTCGTATCCGGCGACCTTGTTGCGTGTGCCGTAATCCTTGGTGGTCTCCACCGTCACCGTCACCAGCAAGGGCTTGTTGTGGAGATCGCTGCTGTCCTGCGGCATCATCACGCCAGTTGCGCGGCAGATAGCCGAGAGCGTGCGCTGGGCAATCTCCATCGCCGTCTGCGAGGGGTTGTTGACGTTCAGCTGGTCGAAGACCATCTGCCCCTGATGTGGCCCCTCGATGACCTGCATCTGGAGCTTCAGCATCGTGCCTGTCATCGCCTTGGTCGGCTGTTCGCCGCTGGCCGTGATCACGCACTTGTACTTGCCCGCAGGGATCGTTCCGCGCGGTGCCGCTGGCTCAATGGCCCCGGCGTTAAAACCGTCAAGTCTCATTCTCAGTCTCCTACTTTGCTATGAAATCGTTGAAGGGGTTGCCGCCGCCAAATGTAAAGGCGACAGGCTTGTCAATGTTGAAGCGGTTCTTCGTGACGCTCGACGCTTGCGGGTGGCAGATGATCTCCCGGTCGGCAGTCGATACAGCGCGTTTCTTCTCGCCCGTTCCGGTCAGGTATGTCTTGAGCCGGATGAAGCCCACGAGGTCCACGTTGTCGGTATAGTGCGGAATGCTCTTCTTGTGCATTCGTATGGTATAGCGGGCATACGGATCGCTGTCAGGCAGGTCTAGCGTCTCTGTGTCGGCATGGCCGATGAAGACCACGTTCATCCCCTTGTCGTAGGCCAACGCACCCGCCCACTCCCGAACCTTCCGGTGCATCTCCGCAGCGGTGTTGTATCCCGCTCCGTATCCGCCCCCGGCTTGGTTGATGCTCTTGGCCTTGGGATCAGCCGCCACGATCTCGCTCTCGATCAGCGTGGCAAGCTGCGTGATGCTATCAACAACGAGCGTCTTGTAGTCATGCGGCTGGCTTGCCAGCGCCTCGATGGCGTCGAACACGTCTTGGCTCTTGGTCGCCAGTGGGAAGAGTGCAACGCCCTCGTTTCCTGCCAGTGATGCCGTACCGTCCTCAGTGCGGATGAACACGGGCTTCGGCATCATTGCTGCCAATGTGGTCTTGCCCATGCCGCCTTCGCCAAACAGCGTCATGATGACGGGGCGTTGGCCCATTGGCTTGGATAGTGACTTCAAATCAATTGCCATTGTTGGGAGCCTCCTTGATCCCCAAGATGTCCATCACCTCGCGGATGTTCTCGCGGGCGCAGTTGATGTCGTGGTCCCGCTGTATGCCGCGAGATGCTCGCGCGACAACCAAGTGGTCTCTAGCGTTCTGCAAGCTGTCAGCCGCTTCCCAGATGTTTCTCTTGCTCACTGATCGATCTCCTTGACCTCGACGCCAACCTTTCCCGGCGAGACGGTGAAGGCTTCCGCAACCAGCGCCCACAAGTCAGGCCGCTCTTTCGCCAGCCACTTGCAGCCAGCGGGATCGGCCTCAACGACCATCTTGATCGGCCAGAACTCCTGCCCGATGAGCGTCTTGACGGTCGGCCACTTTTCAAGGTCCAGCTTCCGATAGATCGGCTGGGTCAAAGTGACCTTATAGTGTTCCAGCTTGTGAGTGATCGCCCCTTCGGGCTTTTTCTCCAAGGCCGCACCAATCTGGGCCTCGACTTCCAGACGCGCCTTCTTGGCCTCGTCCTCGCGGCGTTTGGCTTCAAGCCAGGCTCCGCAAAGCCCTTCGATATTGCTACTGTGCATCTCGCACCTCCTTCTTCAACACGGCCATCTCTTGCATGTTTTGCAATCTTCTGCAATAACAAAATTGCAATCCTCCGCAAGAAAGGCTTAAACCATGATGACCATTGAAGAAATCACAACGGCACTAAAGGAGCGTCGAACCGTCGATGTCGCCCGCGAGACTGGCCTTGCCTACAACACGATCAAGTCTCTGAAGGCAGGGCATCGGCGCGCGTACAGCGACACCATCGAGAAACTGTCAAGGTATCTGAAGCCTATGGAGGGCTGATCTTGGACATCATTGCGAGCGTGAAACACTATACGGAACTCGGCTGGGCGCTCGTCACCATCCCAGCCGGGTCCAAAGCGCCAACCAACTACGGATGGCAACAGCCGGAACGCGCCTTGCGTCAGCCCGACGATGCAATGCGGTATTACAAGGCCAACCCCACGCACAATGTAGGCTTGCTCCACTCAGCATCCGGCACCTGCGCGATCGACATCGACCATCTCGAATGGAGCCGGATGGCCTTCACGGCGCTCGGCCTCGATCTTGATGACATCCTTGCCAAGGCCCCGCGCATCATCGGTCGCCCCGGTCGCGGCAAGGCGATTTTCAAAGCCCACCGCGACGATCTCAAGACGCACAAGATTGCTTGGCCTGATCCCAGTGGCAAAGGCTCATCTGTTGTGTTTGAGTTTCGCGGCGGTGCCACGCAAGACGTTCTGCCGCCGTCGCTGCATCCCGATACGATGCAATCATACACATGGGACGGGCCATCCTACGTCGATCTGCCTCTCCTGCCAGAACCGCTCCAGATCATGTGGGATCAATGGGAGCGGTTCCGGGTGCAACTCCTCGATGCTTGCCCCTGGAAGCCAAAGCCGCAGTTCCAAGCCCCGCTTCGCAAACGCATTCAGTCCGAGGCCACGAGCGTCATCGATGCCTATAACGCGGCGCACTCAATGGCGCAGTTGCTCCCGCAATACGGCTATCGGCAGACTGCCAAGGATCGCTTTCTCAGCCCGAATTCCAAGAGCGGCCTTTCCGGCGTGATCCTCTTCGAGGACGGGACCGCGTACAGCCATCACGGCTCCGACCCATTCGACAGCGCTCACTCCTTCGACTGCTTCGATCTCTACACCCACTGCGAACATGCCGGAAACACCCGTGAGGCCGTCAAGGCGGCAGCGGCCTATCTCAACATCAACACCGATCCGGCCTATACCTATGGCCCCCAAGACGCTGAGGCCATCGCCCACGGCGGGCAGGTGGCGAACAACATCATCCCTAGCCGCCGCGTAGCCCCTATCGGTGAGCCAGACAACCCGCTGGCCTCGATCCCGGAACATCTCCTCTCGATCCCCGGCATCCTCCAAGATGTGGTCAATTACTATGAAACGACCGCCATCAAGACACAGCCGCAGTTTGCCGTGCAAACAGCCATTGCCCTTGGATCGGTTGCAATGGGGCGACGGTGGACAACCAGCCAGCGCAACTTCACGAGCCTGTACCTTCTCAACATTGGCGAGACGGGCTGCGGCAAGGAGCACGCCAAGACGGTCATCGAGGCGATGCTAGACGCCGCCGGCATCGGCAACCTGATTGGCCCGTCTGGCTACACATCGGCATCCGGCGTCTTCTCGGCCCTCTTGTCCCGGCCCATTCACGTTGCCGTGATCGACGAACTAGGCCGCGCCCTCAAATCAGCCGCTAACCGGAACATGCAACACAAGGCCGATAGCCTGACTGCCATCATGGAAGCCTTCGGGCGGCAGGACGGGGCGTTGCGCCCCCAAGGCTACGCCACGCTCGGCTTGACCAAGGAACAGCAGGAGAGCTTCGAGAAGGTTGTCCGCCGCCCATCCCTGACGCTGCTAGGCATGTCCACGCCATCTGAGTTCTATGGTGCGATCTCCGGGGGCGACATTGCATCCGGCCTTCTGAACCGCTTCCTGATCGTCAAGTCAGAGATCGGCGCACAGATGAGCCAGGAGCGGCGGATGGTCGAGATTGGCGACCGCATCAAGGATTGGCTCAGAGAGGCCGCTACGGCGGTCGGAGACGGCGGGAACCTGTCAGGGTTGGACACGGCAGACATGCCGCCTAGCCCCGTCGTGGTGGCCTTCTCTAGGGGGTCCTTGGACCTTCTCAGGGATTACGAGGCCGAACTGCTGGCAGCCATCAAGGCGGAAGGCGAATCTGGCTTGGAGGCGATGCACAACCGCAGCCGCGAGATCGCCATGCGGATCAGCCTGATCGTGGCGAGATCGATGGGCCAAACCGAGATCGGGCCGGAACCGATGCGGTGGGCTATCGACTATGTGCGGTTCTACTCTGGCCGCGCTATCGAGATGTTCAAGGAGAACATGGCAGAATCCGACCACCAAGCCGCCGTGAAGGCTTGCTTCGCCAAAATCCAGAAGGCGGGTCTCAAGGGCGTGACCGAAGCGGAACTCGAAAAGAAGGTGCGGAAGTTCGCTGCCTTGGAACCGATCCGCCAGAAGGCGGTCATGGACAAGCTGGCAAGCAACTACGGGTGCGAGTGCCGCAACGTCAATGAAGGGAAGCGAGGGCGACCTCGAATGGCGTGGTTCGTCCCGGTGTCGTAAGGTCAAGCCCCGCGAGGGGCTTTTTCTTTGGCCGACGCTAGGGGCTAGCCTATTATCGGCAGCATTTAATCAACACCGCCTGTACCCGAATTGGAATCGAAGGAACCCTAGCAAACATTGGTCTTCTTATAGATAGATAGTAATATTCTCTATTATTATATATATGTACACACTCTCTCTCTCATGTCTATGCGACCCCCTCCCAGGGGGAGACCCTCCCAGACCCCCCGAAATCGTACCCATAAATACCTTAATACCACCTAGCATAGGCCAAGCCTTTGAAAGCAAAGGCAAATCTTGCCAAAGAATGCGATTTTGGGCCTGAATTTAATATGCCTTTTAATCCAGAGGCCGTTTTTTGCAGTGGTCTGCAATATTCCGCTTGCAAGTCTCTGCAAGATTGGTATGGTTGGGACATAGAGAGAAAGGAACGACCAACATGACCAAGATTACCCAAGACCTCAAGGACCGCGCCGCGAAGTTGTACGAAACAGCATTCTGGAATGCTCTGGGCCACGGCATGAGCGAAGACGAGGCTGACACCTACGCGACCAAGAAGATGAATGCACACCCCGCCGTCAAGCTCGCTTACCGCTTCTAACACCGAGGGGCTTTGGCCCCTCCCACCCGTCCCTAAGGAGAAACCCCCAATGACCAAGATCGAAACAGCCTACGAAACCTTCACACCCGGCAGCGACGGCTTCTGCCAGTTCGTTGCATCGTACGCTAACCTGAACCTTACCGCCAAGGAAGCCTACGCCATCGCCCAGCATGCCGAGACCCCCGATGAGTTCATGCACATCTGGCTAAACGAAGACTTCTGGCTCGACGCCTAACACCCATCCCCAAGGAGCAACCCACAATGACCACCGCAATGGCCGAACTCGTCAACCGCCCCCGCAAGCCCCCGCAGACCGACTCCGAGGCCACCCTCGTCATCGAGGAGATGCGCCGCCATACCAAATCCAAACCCGCCCGCATCCGCATGGCCGAGATGGCACTCAGCATCGGCAACATCAGCCCCGGCGCTCGCGTGGTCTGGCTGACCTACCTCGCAGAGGAACGCGCCTGATGCGCGTCCTTATCGCCTGTGAGTATAGCGGCATCGTCAGAGACGCTTTTGCCACACTCGGACATGACGCATGGTCATGCGACCTGCTGCCCACCGAACGCCTTGGCAATCACATCAACGGCAACGTGCTGGATCACCTGCACCGCAACTGGGACATGATGATCGCCCACCCGCCTTGCACCCACCTCGCCGTTTCAGGCGCACGATGGTTCAAGGACAAGCTCCGTGAACAGGCCGAGGCACTCGACTTTGTGCGCCGCCTCATGGATGCACCCATCCCCCGCATCGCCATCGAAAACCCAATCTCGATCATCTCCAACCGCATCCGCAAGCCAGATCAGATCATCCAGCCTTGGCAGTACGGCCACGGAGAAACCAAGGCGACATGCCTTTGGCTCAAGAACCTCCTCAAGCTGGTGCCGACCAACATCGTCGAGGGCAGAGAAGCCCGCATTCACAAGATGCCCCCCGGACCAGACCGCTGGAAGGAGCGCAGCCGCACCTATCAAGGCATCGCAACCGCAATGGCAACCCAATGGAGCAACCACCAATGATCCGCGATCTTGCCTTCCTCGCCACACAGATGGCCCTCGCCTTTGGCCTCGTGGCTTCGATCTACGGCCTCACCTATGCCTTCCTGCTGGTGACGCCATGACGCCGCCAAAGAAGATCGGACGCCCGTTTAAGTATCCGTGGTTGACCGTCGAGGTTGGCGAATCTTTCTTTGTTCCTGGCCGCACATCGACATCACTGCAGCATGATGCAGTCTGCCACCGCCCGCGCCGATACCGCTGCAAACAAATAATGACAAAAGGTGTGATCGGCATTAAGGTGACCCGCGTATCCTAATCCTCCCTGACTGCGGCGTATTTCCTCCCCGTCGCAGTGACTTAGCCCCGCCCTTGTGGCGGGGCTTTTTTTATTGCATAATAGTGCAACGCAATATTACCTTATGCAGGAAAATGGCATACAAAGACCCCCCTAAACATCGCCAGTTCCAAAAGGGCGAAAGCGGCAACCCAAAGGGCAAAACATCGGAGCAGCGCAAGGCTGAACTTCGCAACGCCGAACTCGCGACCAACATCCGAACCCGTCTTCTGGAAGCCGTACAGGCTACATTGCAGGACGATACAAGCACCGCCAATGCCATCGCCCGCATTGAGGCGAACATCTTGAAGCTCATCAAGGACAGCGAAGATCGCGGGCTGGGCCAAGCCAAGGCAGCGGTTGACGTATCAAACGATGATGGATCACTCCAGCAGGGGCCGATCCTCGAAGCAGTTCTTGCAGCACTAGCGGCGAAGCATGGCACTAAGCCCAAATAAAAGATCGGACCTTTACGCCGATCTCAATGCCTTTTCCCGCCATATGTTTCGCGCCAAGCGCAATATCGACATGCTAGACAACTGGCATCAAGTCAGCATTTGTGACGCCTTGGAACAGGTGCTTTTAGGCAACACAAACCGCCTCATCATTAACGTGCCACCTCGATCAGGCAAGACCGAGATCGCCGTGAAGGCTTTCATTGCATGGGCGATGGGCCTCGCACCCGATTCCGAATTCATCCATGCGTCTTACTCCAAGCGTCTCGCCACCGCGAACGCCTACGACATCCGTGCGATGATGCAGCACGAGGCTTATCGGCTGGTCTTCCCTTGGCTCAAACTCCAAGACGATAGCAAGGCTAAGGACGAGTTCCGCACCACCGCTGGCGGCATCGTCTATGCAACAGGCGCAGAAGGCACTATCACAGGCTATGGCGCATCCAAGATGCGGGACAGCTTCGGTGGTGCCATCATCATCGATGATCCACACAAGGCGGGCGAAGCCACCTCTCCCGTCATGCGGCAGTCAGTGATAGACTGGTATCAATCGACAATCCAATCCCGCCTTAACAAACCAGACGGCCCGATCATCATCATCATGCAGCGCCTCCACGAGGAAGATTTGTCCGGCTGGTTGCTCAACGGCGGATCAGGCGAACCGTGGGAGCACCTCGTTATTCCCGCCCGTGACGAATCCGGCCAATCTTTCTGGCCCGAACAATTCCCGCCCGAGATGCTCGACCGCCTGGAACTCACCAGCCCCTATGTCTTCGCGGGACAATACATGCAACGCCCCGCACCACTTGGCGGCGGCATCTTCAAGGATGAATGGTGGCGCTACTTCGACGCCATGCCGCCCATCAAGCACCGCTCGATCTATGCAGACACCGCGCAAAAAACAAAGGAGCAGAATGACTATTCCGTTTTGCAATGCTGGGGCCTCACGCAAGACAATCAGATGGTCATGCTCGACATGGTGCGCGGCAAGTGGGAAGCGCCGGAACTGGAGACGATGGCCCGCGCATTTTGGCAGAAGCATCATGGCATTCCGAACACGGGGCCGCTCCGAACCTTCAAGGTCGAGGACAAAGTAAGCGGCACTGGCCTAATCCAGAAGTTGAAGCGAGAGGGCATCCCCATCGTGCCGATCCAGCGCAACGTGGATAAGGTCACCCGCGCATTCGACGCCGCGCCCTATATTCAATCCGGCAACGTCTACCTCATGCGAAACACGCCTCACCTTGCAGATTTCCTGTCGGAAGCCGCCGTGTTTCCAAATGGCACCCACGATGATATGATAGACGCAACAATGAGTGCAATTGCAGATTTAACAGCGCCGCAGTCGGCCCCCGCCATTCGCGCCTTATGAGGACATAATGGGACTTTTCGACATCTTCCGCCGCGAGCCGGAACGCAAAGAAAGCCAATCCTCCAAGCTGCTAGTGATGAACCCAGGCCAGCCTGTCTGGTCGCCGCGCAATTATGAGAGCTTCGCCCGAGAAGCCTACGGCAAGAACGTCGTGGCCTATCAGTCCATCAACCGCATCGCTGACGCCATTGCATCCGTCAGGATGGCCGTCTACAGGGGCGAACAGGAACTCACCGAACACCCGCTCTTGACGCTCTTGCGCCGCCCGAACCCGATGCAGTCTTATGGCGACTATATGCGGGCCAAGGTGTCCTTCATCATGCTCGCTGGCAACGGCTACGAGGAGCGGTTCCTTGTCGGCTCCGAGGTCAAGGAACTGTACCAGCTTCGCCCAGACCGCATGTCGATCCTGCCGTCTGCCAGTGGCGTCCCTGCAGCCTACATCTACAAGGTCGGCCAGAACACCACCCGCTGGGAGGTCGATCCCCGCACGCTCAACTCCGATGTACGGCATCTGAAACTCTTCAACCCGCTGAACGACTGGTATGGCATGTCCCCAGTCGAGGCGGGAGCCTATGCGCTCGATCAGAACAATGAGAGCATGGCGTGGATGCAAGCCCTGCTTCAGAACTCCGCACGCCCATCTGGCGCGCTGACCATGAAGGATGGCGGAACGCTTTCCGATGAGAACTTCAATCGGCTCAAATCCCAGATCGAAGAGCAATATTCCGGCTCGATCAACGCGGGCCGACCGATGCTCTTGGAAGGCGGGCTTGAGTGGCAGCAGATGGGGTTAAGCCCCACCGACATGGGCATAATTGAGAGCAAGTTCGCGTCGGCTCGTGACGTTGCCCTTGCCTTCGGCGTGCCGCCTCAGTTGCTCGGCATTCCAGGCGACAACACATACGCGAACTACGCCGAAGCGCGTCTTGCCTTCTGGGAGGATACGGCGCTGCCGCTCCTCGACATGATCGTTCACGACTGGAACGCTTGGCTAGGCGCACTCTACGGCGTGACCATCCGCCCCGACATTGATTCGATTCCGGCCATTGCCGAGAAGCGTTTGTCGATGTGGCAGATGGCGGATCAAAGCCAAGACCTCACCATCAACGAACGCCGCGCGCTCAAGGGCTACGGGCCGACAGATGGCGGTGACGTTCTCTTCGTGTCTAGTGCAAGCATCCCGCTCTCGATTGCAGACACAGGCGATGAATCAGCCGATGGCGACCCCATGATGACAGGCGCAACAAGCGTGCAGGAAACCGCATTGAACGGCGCTCAGATCGCTAGCATGGTGCAGATCGTGCAATCCGTGGCGGATGGAATGCTGCCGCCCGAAAGCGCAATCCAGATGATGATGGTCGCATTCCCGAGCATGGACGAGGCCGAGGCCCGTGCGATCATCAATCCAGCCGCTGCATTCGAGCCTACGGTTGCCGACACCAATCTCACAATTGATCAGATGAAAGCCGTGGCCTATGGCACGACGCCTAGTCGATAACAACAAGCGCAGGGAGCATCGCCGCCAAGTCGCCTTGCTGGATCGCTTGACAGCGCAATTTCGTAACAGACTCCAGCGAGAAATCGCCGCCGCCATGAAAGAAATGGTGGAGATGTGGCTCCAGACCAATCAAGTGACACTGCCGCGTGGTTTTTATGATCGTATAGAAGCCACATATCGCCAAATGGTGCTCGCTTCTGTTACGCAATTCGGCCTTCGCATCCTCGACCAAGGCAAGGCGCACGGGTTGCCTCTAGAAACCAAGGAGAGCTTTGCCCAGATCATGACGCGGCTGGCATTGCGCTATGTCCAGCAGGAGATGATCCGCCGCCGCATCACTGAGGTTACCGAAACCACCCGCCGCCAGATCGTTAATGCGGTGGATCGCGGCTATCGTGACGGCTTAGGACAGCGCGGCGTTGCCGATGCCATCCTCGATCTTGTGCCTTCCCTGTCCTCGACCCGCGCCAACGTGATCGCCCGCACGGAGACGCACGGGGCTGCGAACTACGGCTCCCAAGAAGCCGCCAAGCAGACGGGGTTGCCGATGAAGAAAGAGTGGGTTGCGGCAGCGGATGAGCGAACCCGATCAATCAAATCTGATCCTCCTGCCGAATTCGGCCACGCTGAAGCTGATGGCGATGCCGTTGGCATGGATGAAGACTTTGCAATCCCAATGCTGAATGGCGACACCGAGGCGCTCCAGTATCCCGGCGATCCAAAAGGCTCCGCTGGCAATGTCATCAACTGCCGCTGCACTCTCGCCTATATCATCGATGACGAAGCCCTAGAGGCCATGTTGTGAAATCAATCAAGCAATGATATATTCCCCTCATGCCAATGCCCGGATCATCTGAAACCGAGGACGAATTCATCTCCCGTTGCATGGGAGATGAGGAGGCTATGGCCGATTTTCCCGATGAAGATCAACGCTATGCAGTCTGCATCTCGAACTGGGAAGGCAAGGCCGATGGCTTCTCACCCAACGAGGCAATGGCGCGCGAGGCAACGCGCGGCCTCGAATGGCGTGACGAATTCAACCGGGGCGGCACCGAGATCGGCGTTGCCCGCGCCCGCGACATAAAGAACCGCAAGAACCTCTCTCTCGATACCGTCAAGCGGATGGTCTCCTACTTCGCCCGCCATGAGGTGGACAAGCAGGGCGAGGGGTTCTCTCCCGGCGAGGACGGATACCCTTCCGCTGGCCGCATAGCCTGGGCACTTTGGGGTGGTGATCCCGGCAAGTCATGGGCCAACAACATCGTAGACCGCGAGGACAGCAAATCTATGGAACCCATCCAGCACAAGGCGGTTGCCCTCACACTCAAGCGCGAACCCGATCAAGATGGCGTCTTCGAGGGGTATGCCTCCGTCTTCGGCGTTGTTGATCAGGGAATGGATGTGGTCGAACGCGGTGCATTCCGCAAATCGCTCGGCTCTCGTAAAGTCAAGATGCTGTGGCAGCACGATATGTCGCAACCCATCGGCGTCTGGGATGATATCTACGAGGACGAACGTGGCCTGTTTGTCCGTGGCCGTCTACTCAAGGAAGTGGAAAAGGGCCGCGAGGCAATGGCGCTCCTTCGCGCCGGGGCCATCGATTCGATGTCTATTGGCTACCGCACAATGGAAGCCATCCCCGAGGGCGATGGCCGCGTGCGAAAGCTGATGGAGGTCGATCTGTTCGAGATCAGCCTTGTGACGTTCCCGATGCTTCCCGATGCAAAGGTGACAAACGTCAAGTCGATCACGACCGAAAGAGATTTCGAGAGGTTCCTGCGTGACGCCGGATACTCTCGTAAGGATGCCGTGGCGATCACGCTTCACGGCTTCAAGGCCCTACTTAGACAGCGGGACGCTGGCGAGGATGAGGCAGTCACCGGAGAGCTAGACGCTCTCTTGTCAAAACTGACCAAACTCAAAGGTGTTCTAAATGTCAGAGGAAATCAAGAAGGCCGCTAGCGCAATCGACGCGCTGCACGCCGGATTCGAAGAGTTCAAGAAGGCCAACGACGAACGGCTTGCCCAGATCGAAAAGAAGGGCAGCGCCGATGTCGTGACCGAGGCCAAGCTTCAGAAGATCGAAGCCGACATCGAAAAGGCGCAGAAGATCGCTGACGAGGCCGTGCTGGCTTCCAAGCGCCAGTCTCGCGTTGTGACCGATGCTAACGGTGATGCCGTTGACCTCGATCGCAAGGCCCAGGATTGGGCGACCATGAACGCTCGTCGCCGTGGCACCGTTGCTGGCTCCTTCGGCGCTGCCGACATGGACGGCTACAAGGCCGCATTCGATACCTTCATGCGCAAGGGCGAAGAGGTCATGGGACCGGACGAGCGTAAGGCTCTCTCGGTCGGCACCGATCCCGATGGCGGCTATGTGGTCAACCCCGACCTCTCTGGCCGTATCGTGATGAAGGTGTTCGAGAGCAGCCCGATGCGTGCATACGCCTCGACGCAGGTCATTTCCTCGGACGCGCTCGAAGGTCTGTTCGATCTCAACGAAGCCTCTTCGGGCTGGGTTGGCGAGACGGACAGCCGTGGCGACACCAACACGCCGCAGCTTGGCAAGTGGCGCATTCCCGCCCACGAACTCTATGCGAAGCCCAAGGCAACGCAGAAGCTGCTCGATGACGCCTCGATCAACATGGAAGCATGGCTCGCGTCCAAGGTTGCCGAGAAGTTCGCCCGTGACGAAGCCAATGCCTTCGTTGTTGGTAACGGCTCGAACAAGCCGCGTGGCTTCCTCACCTACTCGTCTGGCACCACTCTCCCCGGCACCATCGAGCAGTTCCCCACGGGCGCTTCTGCGGCTCTTGCGGCTGCTCCCGATGGTGGCGATGCGCTGATCAACGCCCTCTATGGCTTGAAGCAGCAGTATCGTGCCAATGCCACTTGGTTCATGAACCGTTCTACTCTCAAGCTGGTTCGCAAGGCCAAGGATTCGGATGGTGCATACCTCTGGTCTCCCGGCATCGCGGCTGGTCAGCCCGCCACGCTGCTCGGCTATCCGGTGGCCTCGTTCGAGGACATGCCCGATCCGGCTTCGAACTCGCTCTCCATCGCTGTTGGCGATATGCGCGAGGCTTACCAGATCGTGGATCGCCTCGGCATCCGCACGCTGCGTGACCCCTACTCTGCCAAGCCCTACGTGGAGTTCTACACCACGAAGCGCGTCGGCGGTGATGTGGTCAACTTCGAAGCCATCAAGCTGGTAAAGCTCGGCTCGTAATAATCGGGGGCGGCAATCACGTCGCCCCTTTCACTCTTGCGCTGAAAGGATACTAGAATGCGCGATATGCTTTCCAACAAGCAGGTTGTCCTGCTCGGTACTGTAACGCTTTCCGGCACCACGGCGGGAGCCACTTCGTGGGTCGATACCCGCGAGTTCGATGCTGCTACTCTGGTGCTCGTGACGCAGACTGTCACGGACGCTGGCACGTCTGCGGGCTTCACCTTCACCGCCCAGCACTCTGATCTCACGACTGCGGCTTCGGCTGCTGCTATCGTCGCTGCTGACGCAATCAACGGCACGATTTCCCTGACGGTGACGGCTGACGGTGACGATGACAAGGTGATTGGTGGCATCGGCTATGTCGGCTCCAAGCGGTATCTGCGCCTGAACGGCGTAGGCACCACTGGCACTGATGCTGTTGTCAAGGTGCTGGCGATCCTGAACAAGCCGCATCGCGCCGCAACCACCTTCGTCGGCACGGCGGTTGCTGCTACGTAACAAGACTGGGAGCGGGCTTCGGCTCGCTCCTTTCATCTCTCGAAATGAACGAGGAAGATTATGGCACAGAACACAACGATCAATACCACTGCGAATGGTTGGGTCCAGTTGACGGATTCCAACATTGCAACCATCACGTTGCAGAATGTCGGATCCAATCACATCCTTATCAAGGCAACGGTTGGCGCAGTCGCGCCAACAAGCACTGCCGGGGCGATCCGCTACAATCCTGGGCAAGGCGAGCGCAACGGTGCGCTGACCGATCTTTTCCCCGGTGTCGCTGGAGCCAATCGGGTCTATGCCTACGCCACGGAAGTCGTTCCAGTGGTCGTGAGCCATGCGTAAGCTTGTCAGCCCGCTCGATGGGATCAAATCACCGCTTGGTCGGCGCGATCAAAATACGGCTGTCACTTTGCTGGGAAGCGAAGGCAATGGCCTTGCGATTGATTTCACCACGAATAGCGTTGCAGTGAGGGTTTCCTAATGCCTACCGTAACAGGCCGCGCCACCGATTATATTACTTTCTCCCGCGCTTCCAACGCCACTGTCACCGACAGCAGTGGCTTGATCGAGTGGGCGGGGCATAATCTGCTCACGAACAGCGAGAGCTTTTATGCGGCGGCGTGGACGAAGTCCTCAGTCACGCCTACGGCTAACAGCATCGCTGCACCGAACGGCACCACGACTGCCGACACGCTTGCTGCATCAGGTGCAAACGGCACCACGCTTCAGACGTTTACGGCAGAGGCCATCTCGTACACGTTTGGCGTATGGTTGAAGCGCAAGACGGGCACCGGGAACATCCAGATTGCCGCCGATAGCGGAACCTATACGACTGTCACCATCACCTCGGATTGGGCGCTGTACACTGTAACGCAGACGCCAGCGGCAGGCAGCAAGTCTGCGGGCATTCGCATCGTGACAAGCGCGGATGAAGTCTACGCATGGGGCGCTCACCTCTACCGCAGCGACCTCGGCGGCATGGTGCTGAACCCCGCGCGTGGCGATGCGTACTATCCGACAACGCCGCCTAATCTGCTGGGGTACACGGAGGCGTTTGATAATGCGGCGTGGACGAAGACGAACATTCTTGCATTTGGAAGCGGCTCTATTTCCAATTCAATTATTGCTCCAAATGGATTGCAGACGGCTGACACTATTTCAGAAAACACTGCTAATGATGTTCACGCACTGTCGCAATCAATTACCGCTGTTGCAAATACGAACTTCTGCGCAAGCGTCTATCTGAAGTATATTGATTGCCAGTATGTAACCTTGGCTTTGAACAAGCTGGCGACATCTACTTTGTGGGCCTCCGCTGTGTTCGACCTCGTAAACGGCACGGTATCAGGCACTAACGCCAGCGGTGGCGGAACTTTGGTGTCTAGCGCAATTTCGTCTGTTGGCAATGGCTGGTTCCGTTGCAACATCATTGGGAACATTGGCGCAAACACCGACTTGCTGCTCTATGTTGCAACTGCAAATTCTGCTACTGGTGCTTCATTCCGTGGCGCTCAAGTGTTCACGGGAACAAACCGTACTTTCTACGCATGGGGCGCGCAACTCTCCGACAGCGCCTCTCTCGACACCTACAGCCCCGTCTACGGCGCGGCGGTGACATCTGCTGCGTACTATGCGCCCCGGCTGGATTACGATCCGTCAACGCTGGCGGCAAAGGGGCTGCTGGTGGAGGAGCTGAGGGCAAATTTGGCGCGTTGGAGTAATCGCCTTGGTGTAAGTCATTCGCTTGTGGTTACTGGCGTAACCGGAACATTCCAGAATGGTGAAACCGTAATTGCAACAGGAGGTGGCAGCGGTATATACGTTTCTGCACTTTCTTCTTCATCTACGTTTATTCTTACAGCAGGCAGCGGCACGTTCACAGGTACGCTGACTGGCGGAACCAGTGCTGCAATAGCAACCATTTCAAGCGCCACGGCAATTTGGACGCCGTCAAACGTCACCACGGCGGCAACGGCCACGGGTCCAGATGGGACTGCCAATAGCGCCACAACGCTAACGGCATCAGCAGTCAACGGCACTGTCCTACAGGCCATCACCAGTACATCCGCTGCCCGTATCACCAGCATGTACGTGAAGCGCCGCACGGGGTCCGGTATCATCGACATGACGCAGGATAACGGCACAACGTGGACTACTGTCACTGTTACCAGTAGTTGGACACGTGTCAATATTGCTTCAACTACAGCAGCAAACCCCACCGTTGGAATTCGCATTCAGACGAGTGGTGACGCTATTGATGTGTTTGGCATGCAGCACGAACTTGGGGCATTCATAACCAGTGTAATACCCACGACCACCGCAAGCGCCACCCGCTCTGTTGACCTTGCCAGCGTGAGCACGCAAGCGTTTCCGTATAACGCGACGGAGGGGACGTTGGTGGTTTACTACCAGCCCGTATACGAACTGTCTACATATCGAACCCAGATTAACCTGACGAATGATGCTGGAACAAACTTCGCTCGCACCCGCGCATTTCAGACAAGCACAAATATAGGTGCTAATAACCAAGTTCAGGAAGGAACTCTCCAAGTCGATTACCTCAGTTCTGGAGTGGCTTCTCCGTATCTCATTAAGACGGGAATTGCGTTGAAGGCGAACGACTTTGCCAACAGCACAAACGGATCTGCTGCCACGCCAGACACCTCTGGCTCTATGCCGACTGGTATCACCAAGCTTGGTTTCAATGGCGGTGCGTTCGATATTGGTGCAACTTATATTCGCCAGATCACCTACCTCCCGCGCCGCCTGACCAATGCCGAACTTCAAGCGAGGACCACATAATGAGCAACATTGAAATCTTCGCTTGGTGTTCCTCCCGCGAACTCTTCGTCACAGGAATGACCACCACCGCGCTCCCTGACGGATCAATGCTGGCAACGCTCTCGGAAGACGGGCGCTTGATCCCGCACACTGGCGTCATCATTGACGAGATTGGCCCGGTCGTTAAGACCCCTGCCGTGCTGGACAAGGATGGCAAGATCGTCACCCCCGCCGTCATCATCGAGGGCCACCACGTTAACCTCGTGGCATGGGGCGAGATGGCGACACTCCTAACGATGGGACCGCCGGATGCAGAAGGCAACCCTACCCAGCTTCCGCAGTATGACGAAGACGGCAAGCTGCTCTCGGTGTTTCAGCGCACTAACATCCTCGGCCTGATCCCCGGCATGGTCTGGAAGCCAATCCCCGGTCCCGGTGTTCCCGGTGGCTACGAAGGGCCGAACGGCGTCTGCCTCTACGATCCTGCGGTGGTGAATAGCCGCGCAAGAGTGTTTCTGTGATCTGAAGAAAAGGAAAAAGCAATGAAAGCAACTCTTCTCCAGGACTACACTTGCGCGCCAGAAGGTCATACGGTCTTGAAGTTCAAAGCCGTATGACCTTCTG